ATCTATGCGGGGAAAACGAAACGGTAGAATTTCTATCGACGGCGCTTCGCGTCGTTACAATCACAATCAATTCGGACCTGGTTGCCGCAACCATCAAGCGGCATGATATCGCCGATTTGGATCGCTTCCTTGATTGCCGCCGGGCGCATCATAACGCAGTGGCGGTAAAGCACCCCGATCAGCAAAAATACCTTCACGGGTGGTTATGGCGGGTAGATCGATTGGCGGCGGAATGCTACGCCTTACCGCCCTTTCGGGTTGGGTAGGGCGCGGTAAACTTCAAGATAATCCCGGCAAGAATCGTACGCGGCTTCAAGGTTGATAATCGAATCAGCCTGGTACTTTTCAATCTTGTCCGGCGGATCGTTCGGAAGTAAATTATAGACGGGTTCCTTCGGCGCGGTTAGAACCGGCGGCGGCGGGCAATTATCGACCGGGGTTTTAACCGTGATCGATGGCGCGGTTTGGTCCGCCGGAAAAAAAGAACAACCCGAAGCGTAAAACAAACACGCGCCGATAACTAACCCGGCGGCGATGATAGTGCCTTCCCTAACCCAAAACGAACGGCTCATTTGTGACGACCTTGATAGAACTTTACGCTATCCTGCTGGGCTTGTAAACACGATTTCGAAGCGTCTATAGTTCCCAGAAGGGTTGCTTCTTCGGCGTTGATATCCTTTTCTCGCTTGGCGATGGCATCAGCGGCGGCGGCTAAAGCGGTTGTTCGTTCGGCAAGCTTTAACGCAAGCTCTTGCGTCTTCTGCGAACAAGCATCCGCGTTCGATTTCAACGACGCGAAGTTCTTATTTACGGTCGCCACCTCGGCAACCAGCGGGGCGTTTTGGCCCTTCGCGGCGTGAAGCCGCCAAGATTCGATCTTCAGGCATACCCCTAGAACAACGATAACCGGAAGATACCAATATCTTGCGATCAGGGTTACGATATCCGCAATCGGCATTATACGTCCTCGCCTTGCGCCCGGCGTAGCGGAAGGTCATCGGCAACGTTATCAAGATACGCCGGTAAGCGCCCTTCCTTGATTTCGTTTTGCGTCCAAATGAACCCGCCGATATTCCAAAGGGTAGCGGCGGCATGATCTTCGCCGGGATGAACGCCCTGAACCATAGCCTCACATAGCTTGAAATAATGACGCCCGGCACTATCAAGATAATTCGATAGGGGAATCCCTTTGCGCCAGTTGTGCTTGCCGTATTTTTTACCGCCCGCTTCGAGCCATTGCGCCCAGCGCTCGATTGCCACGAACGGGATACCATGAAACCACCCCTTCATGCCAGCGGCGTCGCGTTGCGCGCCGGTAGCAAAAACCTTCCGGTTGCCGGTATCGGTTAAAACGAACCCGCCTGCGGCTTCGTGAAGGCCGGGTTTAAACGCGGGGAAAGCTTGAACCGGCTGCGTTGCATCCGGGGCTTCGAATACGACCGTTTCAGATCCGATGGTACGGCTTAAGATGTTCGCGATATCGTCTTCGTACGGTTCGAACGTTCGGGCGTCGAGAATTTCCTTCCCGGCCCAAATCGCGATTCGATGTTCGGCTGGCGATCCTTTACGATCCCCGACGTTCCATCCGGGAAGCAACGCAATCGCGTCGCTTGCTAGAACTTCTTCGACGTCGTGGCGAATTACTTCCTTGATGCGCGGGCGATAGTTATCGGCGGTAATCCCTAGATCGCAGTCGATTTCAGCCGGATTGATGATTTCATAACCAAGCGCCCGCCCGCGCGCGGCAGCTTCATCGAATGCCGGGTAATTGCTATCCGGCATCCCTTCCATTGGACCGACAAGGTAGATGCGTTTTTTATGCCGTTCTTGGGTTTCTGGCGCGGTCAGTGGGCTTTTGGATGCTTCCGGGCAATTATGCCTTAACACCCCGGTTAGGTCTTTCTTGCAAGCCGAACAAATCAAAGCTTTGCTCATTTTTCCTCCTTGAACGCTTCGGGCATCGGAACCGGGGCGTACGCCTTCGGCGGCGGCAAATCGTAACCCTGCTCAACGAAGATCGGGTTCTTCTCTAGGGTGACCCAATATTGCGCGGTAACGCCTCGGTTCGGATGCATAAAGGCCAAAAGTTGAACGGGTTGTCCGATAGCGGATAACCGTTCTTGTGCGTAGATATTGGTTGATTCAACCGAACCGTTGCAAAAAACGTGGACCCGGTTCATCGGGATGTATTTCGGCGTGTGCCAATGGCCGAATATAACGTTTTCGAACGGTTCCGGGATCGCCCCGGATGCGTAACCCCAAATCCGGCGCGCGATGGTTCCGGTTGAAGCCGAACCAACGTTCGGGATTTGATGGCCGTGGAAGATCATAACGCCGTGATCGCGCTTCGGCGCGAAGGGATAATCAACGGCGTACCAAGCAACCTCGTTCGCGCGATGGGCGATCTGCCAAGATACGCGCGGTTCGTTCGCCATTAGCGCGCTCATATACCGATAGACCATCTTATCGGCGTTCGTTTCCGGATTGTATTGCTTCCGAACCGGGCCGCCAAGCGCGCCGTGATTGCCTTCAACGGCAACGACGTGGATATGGCGAAAAGTTGTAAGAAGCGAACGAACGAAATTCACCAAGATGCGCGGCGCATCCACCATCAATTGGGTGAATAACCCGGCGTCGATTTGGTACGATTGGTGCGGGAAGATTAGCTCACCTTCGATGATATCGCCGATCAAGTAAATCCGGGCATCGCGAACCGGGTGATCGGATCGTTGAATGTTTACGATCCGGTTGATGGCTTCCGCGTAGGTTTCCATCCGGCGTTCACAAATTTCGGTATTGTAGGTCGGGGTAACTTTCGCAAGTTGAAGATCGGAAACGCTAATCAGCGCCACTTCTTCCTTGCCGTGGTTGCCGAAACGGATCGGCGGGCGCGGAACCCTTGGAATAATCAACCCGGCGGCGGCGGTATCGATAGCCGAATGAATCGCGCTAACGAGGTCTTCCTTTTTTTCGCGTTCGCGTTGAAGGTTCCGGGCTAGGTTGGCGTTCGCTTGGCGAAGTTCTTGAAGCTTCAATTCCTGCGCCAAGGTGGTGGTTTGCGAAGCGATGATACCGGAGCTTTTGGAAGATCGAGCCATCGTTCCCTCGTTCGATAAAGATTTTGGCGATACGTGTCGCCCCATAACCGCCCCGGAACGCTTCATCGATTTCGTCGCGTTCTGGCATAGAACAAACGACGCATTTACCTTTAGGCGGTTTTTCGGCGGCAAGTTGTTCGATAAGTTTCATTTTAGCAAACTCAGCGTTCGTTAAGAAGCTCTACCAGACGTGCCTGCCAGGCCTTGAAAACCGGGGCGATATGAGGAAGTTCGAAGAACGTTAAGCGCCGGTTATCAGGAAACTTGTAACTTGCCGGTTCGTTAGCAATCGAATCGCGGGCTGCTTGGATCGCAAGGGCGGTTTGCGTTGATATCATTTTGCAACCTCTTTAGAACGGCGCATCGTCGTCGTCTGGGTATTCGTCACGGCGCGATCCGGCCCGGCTTCCGCTATCATCGGCGGGCGAAAGGAATACAACGTTCCGGGCGTTGATTTGAAACGTTGTGCGTTCGCCGGAGCCATCTTTGGCTTCGTACTTTCGGCTTTCAAATTCGCCCTCAACGTAAACCTTTTTGCCCTTCGCGAGGTACTTGGCGCAATTTTCGCCAAGCTTCTCCCAGGCCTGAACGTTGAACCATTCGGTAATGGTGTCATTACCTTTCTTCTTCGATACCGCAACCGAAAAGCTACAAACCGATTTCCCGGTTGTGGTATGCCTTACTTCGGGATCGCGGCCAAGATTGCCGATGATCATTATTTTGTTAAGCATTGCTTTATTTTACCATTCCCAAAAACACGAAATCAAATTTCAATCGTCGTGGTTGTCCCGGCTTTCTTGCGGAAGGCGTCTAGTTCTTCGGGTTTCATGGCCGCAATCGCCGGGATCGTCCCATAGTCAACGTTACCCTTTCGGGGCGCTATCTTAACCGTTACACCCGCGCCAAAAGTAACCGGCGCAACCGCCTTCCGCTTCAAGACGGCTTCGTGTGGCGCAAGCAGCGCGGCGGCCATATCAAGTTCTTTCTTGTGGGCGATATAGGCGGCGGCGGCGGCGGCCCATTCGGGATCGTTCGATAGATCAAGAGTTTTTACGGCAAGCGCCCCGGCAACCGCTTCTTCCGGGGTTTCCGGAATCCCGCTTGATGTTCCCCAAGGCCAATCGAACTTAGGATCGGCGCGGCGGTCAAGAACGGCTTTCCATAGCTTGAACGCTTGCCGCAACATTCGGTCGTGGTAGGCCGGGTCGGCTTCAACCGCAACCGTGGCCGTTTTCGTTCCGAAGTAAACGAAGAAATGAGCGCGCTTCGCCCCGGTAACGAACATCTGGCATTGAAGTTGTCCGATATAGTACGGGATAACGATCCCTTGTTCGGCTAGGGTGAAAACCTTTGCCTTGATCGGGCATTTGATTTCAAGAACCAGGTCGCCTTCGAAGTTGATGCCGTCGAGCGATGCGCGAAGCCAGGGGAACGCAATCGATTCGAAGGTATGCGGAATCATCACCTCGCCGTATTGTTCGTTATAAAGCTGGCGCGCGGCTTCTTCGTTGTATCTACCATGCCGGGTGAAGTAATTATCGCCCGGCTTCTTATCGATTCCGCTTTTAAGCCGCCAAAGGTTCAAGGCTGATTCGTAAGGGTTCTCGCCCATAACGGTCGGGATTTCGGAAGCGCCAAGGCCGCCTTCGCGCCATTTCAACCATTCGGGCGAATTTTGCTCTAGGTTAACCCGGCGGGAGACCCCGTTAATGATTTCGCTCATGGGGTAGGCAAACCTCCGGTAACTCCGGCGTCGTAGTCCGGTTCATCGCCGGGTTCGCGCATCGGTTTCGGCGCTGCTGGCGCGGCGGCGGTTTCGGCCTGCTTGTTCTTTTCGATGGTAGCAACAAGCTTCTTCTTGGCCGCTTCGTAAGGAAGCTTATCGATGCCTTCCACCTTGAAGAATCCAACAAGGCGCGCGATATCCACCTTGGCTTCTTCGGCCAGCTTGGCAAGTTCGGAAGCCCGATCGGCGGTTATATCGGCGGACGTGCTTCCGGTTATGCCGGCAGCGGATTTCCAACTTATATCGGCGGGCGGTTCCGGTTGCGCGGTTGAACGATCAACGCGGTTGTTGCCGCGTTGCGGGCTATCGCCCCGTTCTTCATCCCCGGAAGCTTCCGGATCGTCGCCAATGCCAAGCTCGAGGGCGTGAATCAGAAAATAC